GATTGTCAGATAGGACAAGAAGAATCTCCAGAAGAGTATATTCAAAAATTAGTATTAGTATTCCGAGAGGTGCGTAATAATCTAACAGAAGATGGTACATTATGGTTAAACATTGGTGATAGTTATTATAACTATAGACCTGGAAAAGGTCAATCATTAGTAAAACAAACTATGAGTAAGAGTAAGCAAGACTTACCAGACAAATGTGCAAGACGAGGTAATAAATTAGAGGGACTAAAAGAGAAAGATCTCATAGGTATTCCGTGGATGCTTGCGTTTGCATTAAGGGCAGATGGATGGTACTTAAGGCAAGATATTATATGGAATAAACCTAACCCAATGCCAGAAAGTGTTCGTGATAGATGTACTAAATCCCACGAATATGTGTTCCTATTAAGTAAGAATCAAAACTATTATTTTGATGTAGATGCAATTAAAGAACCAACAAGACGTAAAAGAAGTGTATGGAATATAAACAAAAGACCCTACAAAGATGCACATTTTGCAGTATATCCACCTGAGTTAATTAAACCTTGTATCCTTGCAGCTTCAGAGAAAAATGATATTATTCTTGATCCATTTATGGGATCTGGAACTACTGCAATGGTCGCAAAATCATTAGGTAGGGATTACATAGGTTGCGAATTGCATGAAGAATATGGTAAATTAATGCAACAAAGAATAGGTGAGGTAAGAGGTAATTTAGAAGAATTCTTGTGAATATGGGGGGACGTATAAACTGTCCCTATATTGTACCTGTATGCCTCTGTAAGAGGTCTAATCATTTATTATGGTATATTATGTTTAAACTTCGTGAACATCAACTGGCAATACTTAACACTTTACAGGAGAATCGTAAAGGTCAAGTTATTGTACCTACTGGTGGTGGTAAAACAATATGTATGATTGAGGATGCAAACTATCAATTTGCTAGGAACAATGTATCACAAACTATTGTAGTTGTTGCACCTCGCATACTATTAGCACAGCAATTATGTGAAGATTTCTTAGAATTAATAGATCAAGTTGAGGTTCTTCATGTACATTCAGGAGAGACACATCATACAAGCACAACTAAAATTGATTTGATTAGAGATTGGATGGGTGATAATGTTGGTGATAAGATTATATTTACCACCTATCATTCACTCCATAAGTTAATGGAATCTGATGTATTTGTAGATACAATATACTTTGATGAAGCTCATAATAGCACACAAAAGAACTTTATTGAAGCTACTGAGTATTACTCAATGTATGCAGATCGTTGCTATTTCTTTACTGCAACTCCTAAACATTCAAAGACTCCTTATAAGATAGGGATGAATGATGAGGACATTTATGGTAAAGTATTGGCAAGTGTTCCTGCACCTGAGTTAGTAGAACAAGGTGTAATCTTACCACCTAAAGTTATAATCAAGAAGATAGATGTCGTGGATGACAGTAGATTTAGTCAAGAAAAAGAGTGTGACCATTTAACATCAACCATTGATGATATTGATGTTGATAAGATACTTATTTGTGCAAGATCTACCAAACAAATTGTTAATCTAATATCACAATCTGATTTCTGCATAAACTTAAGAGATCGTGGATATTCTTGGATGTATATTACTGCCAAAACTGGTGCAGTTGTTGATGGTGTAGGAGTTGATCGTGAAAGTTTCTTTAATACCCTAAACGCATGGGGTCAGGACGATTCTAAGCGATTTGTTGTTATTCATCATAGCATATTGTCGGAAGGTATTAATGTTAAAGGATTAGAAGCAGCATTGTTTTTACGCAATATGGATTACATTACTATTAGTCAAACAATCGGTAGAGTAATAAGAAAAGGTAACGAATTAAAACAATATGGTTTAATTGTAGTACCTACTTATGATAGAGTAGGTATATCAACATCACGCAAAGTCGAGGCAGTTGTTGATACTATTTTCACTAAAGGTCAACCCGCTATTTCTACAGTTACAAAATGACTAAACACACTAAGAACCCCGAAGAGTATTGCTTAACTGCATATAATAGCATGAGAGCAAATCTTTATAGGTGGGGTAATCCTGAAACTGATGTTAGATCATTAACCCGAATCTGGTATGTAAATATACATGATTCAGGATATGATCGCCTTAATTATATCAGTGAGAATGCAATTCCTTTTAGATTAAAGTCACAAACTACAAAGATTACATGGGATCATTATACACGACCACAAGCACAAAGCTTCATGATTTATAACAATCCTACCATATATTTGGAGGACTATGATACATTTAAGAAGTTATTCTTTGCTGCTAGAAAAACAGTAATTGTCACTTGTGATGAGAATGAGAGAGCAAGTAAAGATACAATTAATGATGGAATTGAATATAAAATTAAACATTTATCTAATGAAGTATATGATTCATTAGGAATAAAGATGTATGAGTTCTCTAATGAAAGATACTGGAAAGATAGACAGTTTAAGTTAGTTTCTAATGATGTATTACCATTTAATGCTGAAGTATTAATAGGAGAAAAGAGATTCTTGATTGATTAGAAGGGGGGACGGTTAAAGTGTCCTTATAGTGAGGGTAAGTCAAATGCCCATCCCTGAGATCAATTCCATTTTTGGTGACGATCAGACATCTGGGATTTGACTCCTTCACTTTTTTCACTTTGCTTATTGAAATTTATGGCAACTCGCAGACGCACTTCAGCAACACGCAAAACTGCTAAAACTGCAACTGTTAAAGAGTCCACAATTTCTGTTAAGAAAGTTACACCCACTAGAGCAAAACGTGTAAATAAAGTTACACAACCCGCAAAAAGTATTGTGACTGAAGTAACAGAAACACCAAAAGTTGAGGTCAAAGAAGTTAAGAAAGAAACCAAATCTCTTCCTAATTTCTCTCAATTAAGAGGACTCGATTTCGTGATAGTTCCACTCATTTTCCTTGAGGCATTTGTAGTAAACATTCTACAAAACTTAGATCTTCAAGTTCCTGAAAGAGTGGCAATTAAATAATCGCACACTAAATCCCCGAAAGGGGATTTTTTTATGCTATATTTAATAATAAGGGGGGACGTTTAAACTGTCCCTATTATATAATGATGAAATCCATGAAAAACACCCACATTGAACATCCTGAAGATAGCATCCTAAATGGTGATCTAAATGTATTAAATTGGTTTACCACTAATAGTAAAGTATCAGTGAAGATTGATGGAGCTCCAGCAATAGTTTGGGGACGCAATCCTGCCACTGGTAATTTCTTTGTAGGGACTAAATCTGTATTCAATAAAGTTAAAATTAAGATCAATGAATCGCATGAGGATATTGATAAGAACCATGATGGTAATGTAGCAGAAATATTACATGATTGTTTTGATTTCTTACCAAGAACTGACCGCATATTTCAGGGTGATTTTATAGGTAATGGCGGTGATTATGTTTATAGACCTAATACAATTACTTACAAGTTTCCTGAAGTTATTGATAGTGAGATCATAATTGCACCTCATACTGAATACTTTGCAGAGAAAGATTTGAGAGATGCTATATCTTATCCTCTACAATCTCGCTTAAGTGATACATTAGATGTACTATTTGTTGTACCTGATGTTAAAGTATCACCTAACCTAGATGATATTCAAGAAGTATGTAATTTCGCTAAACAAATTGCAACAATGTGCGAATTTCCAGAGCAAAAAATAGTTAATCGTGTAAAAAAGCAATTAAATACATGTATTAGAGAAGGAATTGAGATAGATGATATAACACTTGAAGCCCTCGCTAATGATAACTCTATGGATGTAAATGTCTTACGTTTGTGGAAATTAGTAGAGTCAATTAAGATGGATATGTTTTGCTATCTTCACCCAGATGACTCTATTCAATGTGAATTATCAGGCAAGAATACAGACCATGAAGGTTATGTAATGCACAATCAGTTTGGTATATTTAAGATCGTAGATAGAGAAACATTTTCTTATCATAACTTTAATCTATCTCCAATGAATAGAAAGGGGGACGTTTAAAGTGTCCTTATAGTGTAACCCAAATCCCAAAGATTTTATGTCACAAACAACATTACCAGAAAGAATTTTAGACTGGACAGAAACTTATTGTAAAACTTTAACAGAGAATTACAAACAACATTCAATAAGAATGTTTGCAGGTTCTGATTCTGATTACTCTAAAAAGCGTCTGGAAGATGTAAACAATGGCACTGCTAATCTTGCTAAGTTCGTGATAAAAAATGGACGTAAGTATTACAAGATTATGCAACATGACTTCGATACATTTCAAGATAGAAATGAATATAGAGAAGGATGTGTTCATGCCTTTGTTGATAAGAATACAGGTGAAGTTTTCAAACCTGCTTCTTATAATGCACCAGCAAAGCACGTTAGATATGATTTAAGAATCATAAATGATCGTGCTAAGTTACACAATCCAGACTATACTGGATGGGCAGGTGGTTATCTCTATATGAGATAATCCCCTTTTTTATTATTCACTTAAGGAGGCAATTCCCATGAAAACTTATCACATAGAGTGTATGGAAACTAATACTTTCGTAGTGGAAGTTGAAGCTCAAAATGAGAATGAAGCAAGAGAACTTGCCCATTCTGATATTAATTCATTTGAAGTTGTCAAAGAGTTTGTATCAGATTGGGAGATCAATTTAGTTGAGGAGGTTAATTAATCATGCTTATTAAAAACAACATTGCAAAGAGAAATTATTTAAATGAGTTAGAATTAACCTCAGAACAGTTTGATACACTTAAGAACCGATATGTTGATGAGTGGATAACAACTTTAACACCAGCAGATAAAGAAGTTGTTGCTACTAACTACAGACACAATTACCTAAACAAACTAACAAATAGTGAGGTAATTGAAGAGTTAGATTGGTTCTTTGGTTCTGAAATGATGTCCATTATTGAAACAATTAAGGAGGGTAATTAATCATGTATAGT